TCGGATCCGCAGGGATCGTGGATCATTGGATCCATATAAACGCTGAAACTGTTGCGGACGCGACCGATCTTCAGGTCTTGGTCGAACGAGTCTTCGCGGCAATATTCCGTAAGGATTCGGATATAACCTTCGCCGTAGGTAACTTGATTGTCGCAGGCTGTATCATATGCAACGTCCGCGTCGGAAAGGTATTCGATGTGTCTAACGATACCTTGAAAGACTTCTGCGACCGCAACGTCGGCTTTATCGTCCGCTGGGATAACCTTGCCGGAGGGTCTGTTTTGTCGCTGTTCATTAGTTACTAACCTGACATGCTGTGGCAGCTTGTTAATCGTCAGGCAGGGACGTGCGTTGATCGTCTGACCCTGCACCGCGCCTCTGGTCGCCAACACGTCAGCGGGCCATTGCCAAGCATTATCTGGCGACCCTGCCATAAATCGCAAGTCGTCCAGCTCATCTTCTCTACTATCTGAATAGGCTGCGCTCGCCACCGTAAAGCGGTGACGCATCGTTGCCAGACGGTCGCCGTCTGGGTTGTCAGATACTTCGCCTGCGCCTACTACATCACTTGCAGCCACTGGATTTCATACCCTTCTTAGAGGCCGCACGCTTTACTGAATACGCGATTGCAACCGCCTGTTTCTGTGGTTTGCCAGCCTTCATTTCAGCCTTGATGTTCTTACGCATGGCGTTCTTGGATGATGACTTAACTAACGGCATTATTTCTTCCTCGTCTTAGCGGATTGCTTGAACGCCTTGGCTGTTGGTGCGCCCTTAGACCCAACTTTACGCATCTTCTCGCCCGATCCGGCTGCGATGCGTGCTTTTTTGGCGTGTATGTTGGCGTATAGCCCAGGCTTACTTGCCACAGTTCCACCTCTTCATTGATGCTTTAGCGCGGTCTGCGTTCTTAGACTTAGCAACTACACCACCCATACGGGCGCAGAAACTAGCTTTGCGGCCCTTGTCAGCCTCGGTCTTAGGGTTAGGTGCAGGTGCTTTCAGCTTGCTGCCAGTGGCCTTGTTGTATTTGGCGCGGCCTTTAGCCGTCAGACCAGCGCCCGCTTTCGTGGACAGTTTCTCGCCACGGCCTACCGATAACGATACCATTATGAAGCCATCCAACCAGACGATGCGGAGCCTTGACCATAGCTGACGCGGCGCTGGTTGTCTACTCGTTGCTCGCGTCTGGCGACAGGAAATGCGAAGGTTACTGCTATAGCGTCCGCCGCGTCAGGTGACGCCAGCCCTCTCGACTTCATGTCCTTCTTGGATTCTAAGAAGATGGTGCCTTTACTGTCCGGCTTCATCATAGGCCCGATCAGGTCTGACTTCAGATACCTGTCCTTCGGTATGCTCGCGTCCTTCAGCCACTCTTTCATCGCGCCCCACATCTCTGCGCGTTTGTTGCCATACATCATGGGCTTCGTTGACTTATTGCCGAAGTTTACCCCACGCACCTTGTAGCGCTGTTCCTTCAGCCGATCCACGACACCTGCGCCGAGTCCGCCTTCGTCTATGACCACTAAGGCTGGCTTATACTCTTCGATCACGTCGATCACGCGGCCTACGACTTCCATCGTGTCGTCGCCACGGTGCCTGCGTATGCTCAGTATGTCGCGCCCCTGCCGTATCGCTATTACGGTAGCGTCGGCACCAAAGCGTGCTGGATCCACTCCGACCACGATGGGCGCGGACTGGTCGGATATAGCGGGACGTTCCATTGCCTCGTCAACCAGCGCGTTTCCGATGAACTGGTCGTCGCTCGCGTTGGGGAACTGACCGTAGACTTCAACGTGCGCGGCGCTGGAGTCGGGGCCATACTCGTCAATGATCTGTTGGTAGACGGCCTTATCCGTGCCTTCGACGGAGCGGGCATCGACAATTTTATTTCGCCAAAAGTCTCGCTTGGAGTTAAAACACTCATAAAAGTAACCAGAGTTACGACGGGGGTTGCTGAAGCACAACCAAAAGCGATTAGGGGTATTTTCCGTAAAAAAGCCCGCTGCAACTGACCAGATAGAATCATCAATTCCGCTTGCCTCATCGAATACCAGCATGACACCCGCGAAGTTATGCACGCCAGCATATGCGTCAGGATTCTCTGCACTCCACAACCGCCCTTCTACGCCCCAATAGCGCGTTCCCATCTTCAGATCTCGTTCGACCAGCTCCGCTATCCACTTTGCCGGTAGCACCCGCGTGGCGGATACTTCGAACCAGTGGCTGTGTATCGACATACTCAGCCACTTGGTGATCTCAGCCCAAGTGACGCTACGGAGCTGCGCTTCGCTATTGGCGCTGACGATGGTCGTCGAACCGATCCGCGTGGTCAGCATCCAGATTGTCAGCCATGACACTAAGGCGGACTTACCAATACCGCGCCCAGATGACACGGCCATCCGCAGCGTCTCAAAGTCTATCTTGCCGTTGTTCGCTTTGATGTGCTCGCGTAATTCTGTCAGAATTTCCCGTTGCCATTTACGCGGGCCTTCAAAGTGTTCAAGGGGCGTATTCGGTTTCTTCCACGGGAAGGCTAATCTGACGAAGGCCAGCGGATCGTTTTTCAGCGCTGGATTCCACAGCGTCGCCATCAAGCGCTGTTCTTCCTCCGGCGAATATACCGTCGTTTGCATCTATGATCTGCCCTTCAATCACGCGCTGTTGCGCTTCTTGTAGCGCCGCCGTGATGCTGATCGTCTGGTTAACCTCTACGCTGACAGCCTGCTTGGCTACCCAGCCATGTGCGTGCTTCAGAACTTCTAGCGCCGCCTTGGTGTCGCCCGCCAAGGCGGCTGTGCGCAGCACGTCAGCCATCTCAGCCTCGCCATCGGCGCGGCCTTTGATTTCATAATACTCAGCCACTGAATCAAACTGGATCAGACGACGATACTCGATTGGCATCATGTCGCAAGCTAACGCCAGCGCGTCGCCCTTCAGACCTTTGCGTGCGGCTTCGTAGATCTGTTGCAACCGCTGCTCAGTTGCTTCGATCTTGCGTGGTTCATACGGCAAGGATTGGAATGTCATAACTTTCTTTACCACGATTTTTTAAAAAATAAAAAAGTTTGTGTAATCCCTGCGTAGATATTCCCAGACCACGCAAGGCCCAGTCCCCCCCCGTCTACAATCAGCCCCAGGCATTTAGTTTACATTCATAGTCATATAGTCATGACTATAGAAGTCGATGCAGGATTTTTATGTTTACATAAACGCGAGAGAAAAGCTAGGAACAAAGAGCTGGCGGGATAGCAGTTTGACGGCCATTTGCGCAGCCCACTTTCAACGCGCCATAGTCATCATAGTCATATAGTCATGACTATAAAATTCATTCCATATTATTTTTATATGTATACGTATGTAAACTAATGATAACGTTATACTTATCTTATAATAAATGACTATAATGACTATGTATTTGATTACAGTCCATTTGAGCCCCTGTAAAATGACTATGACATGACTACGCTATGACTATTTTAACCAAAAATGACTATGTGTGTAATAAATCTATTGACAAGACATCAGACATGTGGAAAAGTCAAATCATCAACACGGAGCAAGTCACATGCGCACAATTCAGATCATAGAGACGATAGTTTTCACGATTGCCGCCACGTTATTTGTCCCGATGATGGCGCTCGCAGTCCTATATTTTTGCTATGCGTAACAAATCAACAGGGGAATAAGATCATGCTACATATTACAATCATCGAGCGCAAAGACGGGTTTAAACCCATCGTCGAAGATCGCGCGGCAAAGACCGCGTATGTTTGTCCTATTTATATGGACAGCTACAGAGACGCGTTGAAAGTAGCCAAAGACGCCGCAACGCAAATGGGCGGCATTGCTGGCGCAACGATAGAGCGTAAAACATATGCCAAATTTGCGGGCTTAGTGTAACAAATCCACATAGGAGACAACACAATGAGCGATTATAACGGCTGGACGAACTACGCCACATGGCGCGTCAACTTAGAGATCTTCGACGGCATGGATCCGCGCGACTATTGGCAGGGCGCGCATCAAGATGCGTATGACTTAGGCAAAAGCCTGAAAGAACTAGCAGAGGAGTTGCTGGCAACTGACGTCAATGAGGGGAGCTTGGCGTTTTCATACGCCATGGCGTTTCTGTCTGACGTTAACTGGACAGAAATTGCGCGACACATGATCGAGGAACACAAAGAGGAGGCCGTCTAATGTTAGAGCTTGAACTAGAGATTGAGTCGCTTGTGGCGCTCATAGAACTGATAAACAAACAACCCGCGCCGCTCCCGTGGCATTTCATCTCAGCATTGGATGCGATGCAAGACGCGCTCGACAATGAGTATGAGCGCCGGGCTGATGCTTTCTTTAGCAATGGGGAGAACTACCGATGAATGGCTTTACATATAAATTTGAAGGGCTGCCAATTTTGCGCGGCTATGATGTTTTAGCGTCAGGCGAAGCTGACGTAGAATACAGCTCCGCCAGAGCGCTATCAGACGCCGGGCGGTCTTATCTGTATGTAGGCCAGATCAACGTCACATCGATTACCGTAAATCACATCAGCAAAGACGGCGCGCCTTTGAACTTAAGCCAAGATCATTGGCTTTATAAACTGATATTGGACGCGCTCGATAATGACGCCGATTTACTGGAAGCCTGTGAAATAGACGCCGAGAAGGAGTTCTAATCATGTCTAAGATGAAAGACTATTATGAGTTTCTGCAAATGCTCTACCGGCTCGACACTGACGCCTTGCGCGTCATGCTAGAATATGAGTGCGACGATTTTAGACGCCAGTTGATCGAAGGCGAGATAGGCGCGCGCGCATGAAAAGCTATAAGAAACGATATAGGCGGGAGAAAAAACGCACCCTTAATTTAATAAGAAAATGTTATGCGCTAGAGACACAAATAGAGGCTTTGATCGCAACATATATGAAACATGAGGATCTGCGATTGGCGTTAAAAAACGACGATTGGATCGACATTGAAAGAAGGGTTCAGGCTAAGTCATGAGATACGAATTTGAATTTGACACTATCGGCGAACATTGGATCATGTTTCGCGGCGTCGTAACATACGACATCGAAATGACAAAAGACGAATGGCCTAGGCCATTCATCACAAATATTAATATCGAGGAATGTAAAATTCTATATCCTCAAATCTTACCCGATGAAGACGACAACCCAGGATGGCGCGACGCCAACCCAAAAGAGCTGGAGTATATAGCAGCGCATAAGGATTTTATACGCGAATTAGATCGCCATTGGTCGGAGGATGCTCCATGAAAACAGGCGCACAAAGACAGCTAAAAGATCCCAGCGCGTTAACGCCCTATGAACAACAAATTTGGGATATGCGCCAGCAAGGGCAAACAAACCAGCAGATAGGCGAGGCAATGAACCAGCTACCGGGCAGCATTGCGTCGCGTATCAAAGTAATTAAAGAGAAAGTGTGGCTACAAAATGCGCTCCGCATGGTGGGATAAACAAGAGGACTGTGACGTGTTCGTGCGCGAGATAATAGCAGAAGTGGCCGATGAGTTCCTCATATTCCCGTCAGACATTATCGCCCACAAGAACAAGCCCAAGTTCGTTCAGGCGCGTCAGAAGGCCATGTATCGCGCGCGGCATGAGACACACTCAAGCTATCTGAAGCTGGCGCGCATATTCAAGCGCGACCATTCGACGGTCATTTATGGTGTTAGATGTTGGGAGGCACGGTTAAATGGAAAAGTCTATCGGCGCGATACTGCTCGCGGTTCTAATCGAAATACTTCTGGGGGTTAAATGATGTTTACATATCAGCTCATAGACCCGGCCCTGCTATACGATGGGCTTGGGATCTGTTATTGATCGGGGACGTGTTGACCTCCCCTAGACTTGGCCCTGCGCTTAACGGCGCGGGGTTATTTTTGCGAACTCATTAGCTGGCACGATGTCCGCGCCAAACGATTGCCTTGGCTCTTGCATCTGATAAAGCCCATAGTTTAGCAGATAGGGCAGAATGTGCGGCATAAGCCAGTCTCGCATGGCGTTTGTAGACGCGGCCACGGGATGCGGCTGGTAGGGGGCCGTCTGGCTGTATAATGCGGCGTCATGTGGTAAAGTAGCCTGAAACGCCTTAACCCTATCCCAGAACGCTTGGTTCGGATCTGGCTGGCTATTTAAAAAATTAGAGATATCATCCATGACCGATACCGAGTATGAGCGCCGCCTGAAAGCGCTACAGCAAGAAGTCTCAGCGTCCTATCTTAAAGGATATGACGAGGCTCGGCAACGGTGTCAGTGGACAATCACTTCCGCCATCGACGAAAGCAACCGCCTGCGGCTCGCGCTTGATGAGGCTTTGGCGCATGTGGACGCATCAACAAAAATAAAAATTCTTGGCATATTGCGAAGATCAGCGACATAGCCCTTCCAGACAGGTGTCGATCACGGTCTTAGCCGCTTGACACGCCGTTAGACTTATTAAGAGCGGTAAAAGTAGAGCCATTCTTTTCATAGTCTGCCACCATATCACGAAGCACGGCCCGCGTCTTGTCCCTAAATCCAGGCGCGCAAAAGATGTGTTTCTTGTTCATATGCGTCGAACTCATGCAGCGGCCCATGTCCAGCCAACCAGCCTCGCGCAAGGCGTGTAGAAGCGCCGCCGGGGGCACCTTGGTGCCATTGTTCAAGGCGTCCGCTATCTCCCTGCATAGCTCATGGAACGGGCCGCCAATCACGCCGTTCTTGAACGGGCCAGCCCGATCACGGATCAGCTCGACCAGATGGCTCTCGGCGTAGCTCATGCCTGTCTCGACAAGCGATGCCTTGAAGTCTGTCCACGGCGCGATCATACCAGGGTTGAACTTCGACACGTCGCGGGCGTAAAGCCACTTGGCGACAGAGTTGAAGCCCTCGGCCCAAAGCCAGTTCCAGAACTCTTTGGGGTTGTCCATCGGTTCGCCGTAAGACTTAATACAGAACCAGCGGCGATCCTCGCTCTCGATCACAATCGGTATGTCTTCATTCGAGAAGGCCATGACGAACATACGGTTGACAAGTTCGTAAGGATGCAAGCCTTTGCGATTGACAGTCAGCGTCATTGGTGGAGCGGCGATCAGCGGCTTGAGCTTGTTCGCCAGCGCGCGGCGCTCTGAGGCGTTGCCTTCCTTCAACTCGTTAAGCACAAGTATTTCTGTTTCTAACTTGTAACCCCAACCCGTGTTCAGTTCTTCGTTGCCGATGTAGCGCATATTGCCGTTGCCAATGCTCGGCCCACCGACGGCCCAGAAGAACGGCGACCACATCGTGTCCTTACCAAGACCGCCACGGCCCACATGCAGCACGGCGTGA